GTTATAGTGTCCGCAAATGCTGCGCCTGCAGTTGTTTCTTCCTCAACATATCCCGAATACGTTTGATATTGTACGGCATCGATGCCATTTGCAAGTGAATATAATTGTATAGCATTCGCAAACGATATTGTGTTGCGCCTTACTCGTATGCGGCTCAATGATACGTTAGTCACACCCTCAACCGCTTGCATGGCATCAACAACGGCTTGTGTTGTGATTACTCCATTGAATGGTAAGTTGGCCATGTATGTATTTAATGCCGCTTCTACGTTCGTTTGTATGACTGCCGAATATTGACCGTTGTAGTATATTGTAGCTTCAACCGCCATCTTATCGCTGTTTTCATTGATGATGCTAAACGCTATGCCTGCGGGGTTGAACGTTTCAACATACGACTGCAACTCGGCCAATTCGCCCGATGATACAGGAACGGGCGGGTCGTTCTTTGCTACTTTAATCAATACGGTGCGATTTGGTGCGGTTATTACTGCGCAACGTGTCAATATTTGATTAGCCGTGTTAACCGTTGGGTATTCGATCACAAACGTGCTTGTGTTCAACTCCGCTACATCACCCGTTTGGAATTTCAACACCTTGTTGCGTGTCCATTGCGGAGTGCTTGGTGCTGCGGTGCTTGCTATGGCTTCTAAATCGGACTTAAATAGGTCTTGCAACTGCTCAAATATAGCTATGCAACTTGCAACAATGAAGTAATACAAGTTCCATTTGGCCGTTTGGCTTGTGGAGGTCAATGCCGATAGCGTTGGGTCTGCGTTCTTTGCATCCAACATTTGTTGTTTTATCTGTTGTACGGTGCGTGCCATTAGCTGATTGCAGTTATAATTCCATTAACTACGGTAATGCTTGTTGGGTTGGTAAACGTACCACTCACACCGCCTTGTTTAACATAGGTTGCAACTGCATTCACATCGGTCAATGATGTCTGTGCGTTTTGGTTTACGATTACTTTCTCTGTGCCTGTTAGCGTTGTTGCCGCTGGTAGTTCGGATATTTTTTGCTCTGCCATTTTATTGTTGTATTATAAGTTGATAACCTTGTTCGCTTAATAATTGATAACCTAATTCACTTGCCAACACAACGGCATCGGGAATAACTCCCGTTCTTATGATGGTATTGTCGAGTATCGGGTCATTGTTAGTGATGAGCGTGTTCACGTTCGCCTCTGTTGTTGGTTGACTGCTTGCCGAGTAGTCAAACCCTTGCATTGTGTACGTAATAATAAACTCCTGTATGTTTGTGTGGTCGGCTGATTGCACTTCTGACCTACGCAGGAACTTACTATTATACGGAGTTGACCAACCATGTACAAGTTGGTTTAGGTCTTGTTTCAGTTGCAATATGTCGGTGTCTTCGGTCTTGTAGCTTTCAAATCCTAAATGCAAAGCAATGGTCATCGTGCCTTGTTGTTGCCCTTGTAAATTCTCAATGTAATCAGCCGCAGGAAACTCGATGAAACAACACGGGTAGTTAAACGGAACGTTTACATCCTCGCGCTCAAATTGGTTGTTCCATAGTGCAACATACCTCAATGATTGAAGTGTGCTTATACGTGCCTTTAATGCGTTATAGATTGCTAATTGCATTTGTATGTTGTAACCAAGTGTGTTGACTAATATGTTTTAATTCTTGCATAGTTTCAGCCGTTAACAATGCTCCATTACCGCCTTTTATGCCTATAAAAATACCAAATTCATCATAAACCAATTCAAAATCGTTAATGATTAAATATTGCAATATTTCTGTTTCAAATATGCTCATGTAAATACTTTATCTAATCGTTTAACAATAACCGCTTTTACTTTCTCGTTTAGGTTGTAACTATCACCGATGAATTGGCGTTTGGGCATTTTAAAACCCTTACCGCGCCCTGCTCTTAACCCATCATTGTGAACCTTTGCATAAATCAAATCAGTTTGTATCTTAACATTCAATGCCGACCTGTTTGGAACACGTATAATTGACCGCCTCAAATCACCTGTTTTGACTAATATTGCGCGTGTTGTATCGTTTACTATTCTGCCACTTTTAGTTTTATATGTTGTGCGCTTACGTGGCTTCCAACGTTGCACCGTTTTATCATCAAACCCCTGCTTTCTAAAATTCTCAACAAAAAAGTTTTTGGCAGTATTACCGACCTCAACCACGGCATTCTCTAACGCTTTGCGCGCTTTCTTTTCTGCTCCTTTTAGATTGAATTTATTTTGTTTAGCCATGGTTACGATGATAACGGTGGTAAATTCCAATTGACTTTCGCATTCGCCTTGTCCTCTTTCGCTATATCAAAATACGGGTGCTTGTCTTTGCCCTTGCTTTTAAACACATACCCATCAATGCCCGCATTCATCCTAAACAATGGCGGTACATCATCGGGCGGTGTAAACCCGCTCATATCTGTTAGCGGTTCTTCATCCTCGGCTAACTGCGCTACCGTGCATCTACACCTCCAACCGTTAGGCGGGTAGTATTGTTTCCAAAACGGGTCGTTAACAGGTCGCACGATGTTGTCAAGTTGCTGATGCGTTGGCCTTACTCTGCCATCACCAACGGTTTGATACTTCAACAACGGCAACACATCCTTGTCTATTTCTATGCGCTTCCAATCCGATGCCATCCGTGCTGATGCTTTGGCGGTTTGATACTCGGCTTGTAAGTAGTCTTGATACATTTTGTTGTAGAACGGCTCGGCTGCTTTCTTAAATGCGTAGAAGTTAGATTGATATTCGGGTACAGATAGCAAAGCAGTTAATGTTCTTGTTGATTGATATGTTTTCGCACCGCTAAACACATAAATATTATTCAACAAGTCGGCAGTCAACACCTCATCCACTACGGGTGCAAGGTCGATGCCATCTTTTAAATATTTGGCAGTTTTTAAATAAATACCTTGCGGAAGTTGAGCAGGTGTTACGGCACCTATCCATACATCGTTGCTCAAACGATTGAAGTCGTTTTCATCAAACGGTGTCGGGGGGTCAACTTCCTTATCGATATTCAGTATGTCACAATACCCGCACATTACTTGTATAGGTTTCTTAAACGGTTTTCAATCTCGATTACTTCTTCTTTTTCATCGGCTTCTGGCATTTCATCTGCTATTTCAACACCATATTTGTGTTCCAAATATTCATGCTCTAACTTGATGCCCGCTTGTAAGAATGATACATCAATTTTCGCTTGTTCCGCTAACGGTAAACTTTCACTATCGTCATACTTGAACGTGCAACCTGTTAAGTCAAAACCGTTGCGTATCATCATTGGCACTAATTGGTCCTCAATGATGAACTGCATTTTGAGCGTGTCCTGCTTGGCTATCATTTCGGCAACTCCCTCGTGTACATTCGCACTCCCTGAATAACTCTTTTCATCGGTTGTGCCTGTTTGCCCTAATATTATTTTGCTGATCTCGCTGTTGCACCTTTCCACCATCTTATCAAACACCGCATAGGCATCAGTACGGCTCGCTTGCATCAACTCAATGTTGTCGTTTAAGTCCAAAACCGCCCACGAAGCCACACCCATATTACGCAGCATATTTTCCATGTTTTTGCGGGTCATTTCATCGCGCACATCGGTCTTGCCAATCCTTATCGGGCTGCCAAACACCTCTGCAAACTCTGCCCACGCTGCCATTGCGTTTTTCTTCCAAATAACGTAGGGTGCAAGGTACATCAATAGTCCTAAATCTTTTTTCTCGCCTACACCGATGCACCAATTATTGTACGGTGCTTCATCAAAGTGCTTGCCCTCTGTAACCGTTGCCGTGTTGGTGCGTACTAAACTAAATTCGGGAACTACATAAATGCGCGGGATAAGGTCAACACTTGTATATCTATCGTTCATGATTGCACCAAACTGAACGCAACTAAAACCCCAAAATATGCTATCTAACGCAAGGTTTTGGAAGTCATAAAACCACTTTTGATTAAAGTAGGCGGTTTTGGTTTCATCCATTTCGCCATCGGGGTTACACACCATAAAACGCTTACACAACACCTTTGACTTCCGTTGCAACATTGCTGATTGAACTTGCCCATCTAACACAATTTGCTGATAGGTTTGCATCAACAAAAAGCGGTTCGGGTACATCGGACTTTCAGCCGCTTGAACGGCAATGTTGAACTTGGTCGCATCTTGCCTAACACGTTGCAACTGCTGCTCGAAGTCAATAGTCTTGCGGATGTTGGCCTTTTGTGGCTGCGGTTTGTTGAAGTTAAATATGTTGTTGTACCATGCCATTACTTAAAGAAATTATCTTGTTTGTCGAGTGAGTTGCCGTAGCGGATTGAGTACCCTGTGCTATCGGTTGTATTGATATTCAACACTTCGGCCGTGTCCGTTCCGCTTGCCCAACGGTCAAGTTGGTCGAGTGCTTCGCGGTTGCGCTCAATTCGCAGTTCGGGTATGTTTCGCGGGTTGATACGTGCGTGCAGGTTGTAAAGTGTCATGTCCATGGCTAACTCCACAAACATCGGGTATCGATTGTCACCCGCAGTCCAATAGGTAGCGTTGGAAGTCGGCACGTTTATCATTTTCGCCCAATACGTTGTGTTTGTAAGCGGTTGATTAGTGCTTGGTGCAATAGCCGTGTACACATAGCCGTTAGTGTCAGTAACGATGTCGTTTGTTGCGTATTCGGTCTTGTTATCCCACCTATTGAAGTCATTAACGTGTGTAATCACCTCGCCTGCTATCACTCTGTCACGTGTGCGGTAGTGTGTTGATGCTGAATAGGCAGTCATTGTGCCGAGTTCTATGTCAACCATGTAGCGTTGCACTAACTTTGTGCGCATACGGCTGATGGCTTTAACCTCGCTATCGTACAAGTTTTGCGGGTTGTTCTCGGTTATTTGGTTGAGGTCAACCGTTTGAATAATGCTTAAATAGTCGGAGGTTTTTAGAAATCGTGCCATGATGCGAAATAATATAATTAATTTTGATATTTGGTAAATATGTAACTAAAATTATTTATGTTTGTGGCGAACAAATAAACATACTAACTATGAAAGCAAACGAATTAATGATAGGCAATTATGTCTATAAACTTGGCAAAATTCACAAGTTAACCGCATCGGATATTCACAGAATATCAATAGCCAATAAAAAGAATAAACGAATTGTGGAATTTGCACCAATACCAGTAACGGATGAATTGTTGTTGAGTATTCCTAACAATGTTGCTATTTTAAACCAAAATAAAGATAGAAAGTTTGTTTATCCACAAACATTTAGTTTATCTACAAAAGATAGTTTTATGGCTAAACTTGATAAATTTGGGAACGATTGGTATTATCGTATCAATGGAACAGGAAAGGATGTAAAACTTGTATCGTTTCATCAGTTGCAAAATCTATTTCTGCTAATATCCAAAGATTATTTAGACCTAAAACCTGCTCGCTGACTTCCACTCCGCATCCTT